GCCCCGGTACCATATACACACTCGTGTATCCATGATCCGGACCACGGTGATCGAACTAACCACGTGTTGCACCAAATGGGGGAATCTTGTACAAACCACAAGCTTAAAGTTTCCCAATTCCAGTGTATTATGAAGGGTTCCCGCCCCTTAAGCAACTTTTCTCGGAATGGACGGCTGTACTCCCGCGTCCTTCCATTCCTTAAAGTGCTCCACGACCCAGCTTGAACTGGCACCTTGCCTAGTGCCTCCAGCCATGAAGGATCGCTCTTCCCAGAGTTTTGGATCAGCTGCGCCATGCAGCCTGAGGAACTTCTTCCAGAAATTCGGGTAAACCTGTGATAACCATTTAAGTACCTCTCGAATACGTGGGTAGCGCGGCCCAATTGTCGAAATAACGTCGATTGATCTGTGTAGATCCGCAACCCAGTTCGCCATAATCTTCTTGTCGGTGCCGTGGACAGTTTTGCTCAGTGAAGGAGCAAACTGATTCAGCATGGTCAGCCTAGTGGCGTCGCTGCTGTCACGTTCACGTTCAAACAAGCTGTAAATACGGCGAGGAACGTTACCGAATGTGTTTTGAGGGTCACGCTGCGGATAGAACTGCAAGAACGGTCCCATGTCGTGTGTCACAATGTCTATATCATTGTGCATCTGTCTCTCAATAGTGAGATCAGCGACATAAGATTTAACACCAGCTGGTGAAAGTTCGTGCCCTAGTGCCTCAGCCAGTGGCCGAGCATAAGTATCCATCATACGAGCTGACTCTTCAGCACCTGTTTCCAAGACGGCAATACCGTCATCACTCAAAACACGGGCATCAATGATGCCGAAGCCGAAGTTGTCCTCAAGACACTTGTAGAAAGCATCGTGGAAGACACAACCCCAGAACTGAGTGACAGGTGTACCGCTGAACAGACTCGAACGCATCTTCATGGCGTGAGTAGGCGAAATTTGAAGAAGAGTTTCATCCTCGTCTATCAAACGCAAACAGAACCATTCAAATGCATTACGAAGTTCAGAGTTCTCCTTAAAGAGACTGCTGTCCTGGAACGCACGGTAGATGAGCTTGTTAAGTTGCAAGCCAAAGTGGTTGTCATATGCATCGAAGTCATCGTGCATGGTGGACTCAGCCGCACCCATCGCTTCGCTGAGAGCAACCCACATATCTTCAAGGTTCTCCCAAGCAATACGAGTACCGTAAGCCAAACCACCAACTAGGTGGTAGTTCAGGAACGCACCGATAAGCTTATCAAATATGCCCGCTCCGTGAATAGGACGGTTCGGACTTCTGTGAAAGCCAGCATACACGTTGTCAGTATACGGAGGAAGGCGTGCAGACATGTTACCGTTCTTGACAATATCAAGGATGGTATCACGTAATACAGGCCAATACTCATTAAGAGCTTGCTCCTTACTAACAGGTGTGTAATCAGGGTTACCTGAGTTACGGTTTGGATTCAATTGAGTAATCCATTTGTCAACCTCTTCAATACGAACAGCACGGTTAGAACGCATCACATCACCGTAGTGATTGAACGTCTCAACTAGTGCATTGTACATCATCTGTGCCGCTTGTGCGTCCACATCGATTTTCACGTTAGTACCATATCGTGCAACTTTCTCAGT